TGGACAAAGGCGCAGGCGAAACGGTGGAAGCCAACCGGCAGACGGCCATCAACCGCACGCAGTTTACCATTCGCTACCTGTCGGGCGTGAATGCCACAATGCGCATTTCCTACGGCGGCCTGCTCTACTACGTCGTGGGCGTTGAGGAACTCGGCAGGCGCGAAGGTCAAATCCTGTACACAGAGCTGCGCAACTGATGTTCCGTTTCAAAGTAGACGACAAAACATTCAAGCAGCTGGAATCGGCGCTGAAGGATTTGCCCGAAGAAATGCGGCGCAAACCTGTGGAACAGGCGTTCGTGAAGGCCGCGCAGGAATTTAAAAAAGAGGCCGTAAGCATAGGAAAACAAGTTGCCGAATCAGGCAGTTGGGCAAAGGCGCAGCAGGTGGTGCGCGGCCGCATGGAGGAATTCGGCCCGTATGCCGTAGTGCGTACGGCTAACAGACAATTTAGTGTGGTGAAACGCAGCCCACACATGCCAAACCCGGCCCCTACAATAGCCAACCCAAACAAGTACAACCACCTGTTGCAGCAGGGCAGCAAAGCCGGCCTGCGCATCGGTGGTTTGGGAAAAACCGCTGGCGTACGCCGCCGCCGCCGCTACAAATTCGGAAAGCAGGACGGCCGGCGTCTGACCGGCAAAGGCGGATTTATTGTTAAAAATGCGAAGACGGGCTACCTGCACCGCATTGCCGGCATCCGACATCCCGGATTTGGCGGACACGACATCTACGGACGTGCGGTCGAAAGCAAATCGACAGCAGCTGTGGCAAAATTCGAAGCGTTGTTCGGGCCAATTTTGGAGCGTTACAAAAACAAACACGGTTTCGCATGATTAACCTGGTAATAGATATTCTGAAGGCGGACGCCAACGTCATCGCCATTACCACGGCAGACCGGATTTACCCGCTGTCAAGGTTGGAAGGCGCGACCATTCCGGCCATCGTGGTGCAGCTCACCGGCACGGATCCCGCCGACACGCACGACACCACCAGCAACATGGACACCCACACCGTGGAAGTGACCGTCATCGAAGACAAACCGAAGGACGCGAACGCGCTGGCGGTGCTGGTGCGCGCGGCGCTCGATGGTTATTCGGGAAACAATATCGCCGAAATCCGTTTCGTGAACCAGGCCACCGACGTCTTCGAAGCCACGGACCTGTTCACGCAGTCCATGATTTACGAAGTGAAGCTGTCGCGCGACAACATCACCGTGCCGCAGGCGCTGGCGGATTTGGGTGCGCTGTACCTGGACGACATCACGGACGTCATTGCCTACGCGCCGCTGAACTACAGCCGGCTGGAATTTGACACGGGCTATTGGTACGCCACACGGAACCTGAACATCTACGGCGCGGTGTACAGCGAACCGAAGGTGGTGGCATTAGACGGCGGCGAAACGCTGTCCGTCGCATCCGATGACCATTTGATATTTCTGAACTACAAAACCGCATCCGGCAGCCATACAGCAAACCTGTACCTGCCGGCAGCAGGCAGCAGTTCCGGCCGCGAAATCCGGCTGAAGACAGGGCCAAACCTGTCTAACCAAAGGACGGTGGTGCTGCGTCCGAACGCAGGCGACAGCGGCGTGACCATCGATGGCAGCGCATCGGCCACCATGGATCGTTCCTACGATGGCATCACGGTGCATTGCATCGCTGGCCAATGGTATATCACACAGCGCAAATCGAAATGAAGGTCGCCATACATTTTCCCGTTTGGAAGCGAATCAAAATTCGCAACATCGCTATGGATGCGCTCGACCGGGTGCGCGGCCAGCTGCTGCGCCATGGCATCGAAACGCAGGTGTGCGTCATCGGCGACGACCCCGGCCTGGCGGCCGTATGCAAGAAACGGGACTACCACCATTTTGAATGCAGCAACCATCCCGTAGGACGCAAATTTGAAATGGGCGCACGCCACATGCTGCGCCACATGGAATTTGATTATTTCATGGAATACTGCAGCGACAACATCCTGCGGAATGATTGGGCCGACCTGATGGCGAAGGAGCTGAAGGCCGGCCGCGCATGGGTGGCACACAATCAGTTCTATATCGTGAACTCGAAGACAGGCGAAACCAACTTGTTTGCCGGCCGTGGTCAGTCGAACGTTGGGCGCTGCACCAAACGCTATCTGCTCGAACATTCGCAGAAACATCTGAACCGCTGCTACGATTACGAACTGATGTCAGGTATGGACGCATCATTCCGCACCAACATCAGCCGATGCACCGACGAATTGACCTACCTGCTGAAGACGGAAACGCCGCTAATCGTGGATTTAAAATCGGATGTGAACATCAACACGTTCCACGGATTCGCGCGGAAACCGGACCGATTTCCACCCACAAATGTGGTCGGCGATTTTCCCGAACTTCACCAACTGAAACCCTTTGAAATTCTATAGACATGCCTACAACTGGTAAAATCCGGTCCAACGCGATCGGCATCTTCATTTCGAACGAATCCGCCAACAGCGGCACGTTCAGCGGCGGCACCTACGGTGACAACACTTCGGAAAACGACACGTGGGAAATCGTCGCCTGCGCGACGTCCGGCACCTTCAGCGGCAGCATGGAAGTCATTGACGCCACCACCAAAGACAACGACGGCGAACGCGAAATCCTGACCAGCTCTTTGAGCTGGAACATGTCGTGCGACGGCCTGGTCGAATACGGCCTGTCTTCGTCTGTGCGTTCGGCGGCCGACCTGTTCACGCTGTGGAAAGCAAAGACGAAAATCAAGCTCGCATGGACCACCGGCCTTGACGGTGACATCATGTATTGGGGGAAAGGATATATCACGAGCTACGAAGAAACTGCCGGCCTGAACGAGGTGGCATCTTTCAGCGTTAACTTCGAAGGCGATGGCACGGTGTACAAAGCTATTTTGGACACGTCCAAAGCAACATTTAACCTGAACCCCTAATGGCAAACCAGCTGCGCGGCGAATTTCAAGTCGATTTGACGGACACCGTTTCCGTGGACGTAGTTCTAAACCTGTACGCTCTCAACTTATTTCTCGAGGAAGAACAGGCGCAGCTGGCGGATTTGCAATTGTTGATGGAACAGAAAGCCCTGCGCGCGCTGCCCAAATTAGTTTGGTGTGGCGTGCGCACGGCCGCTGTTCTTCATGATCGGGAACTGCCGATGTCTTATGAAAAGTTCGCGGCCATGTTCGGCAGCATCGAATGGCAGGCCATCAGCGAACGTGTGCTGCAATCGCTGCAGCTGGACGATAAAAAAAAATGACCGACGGTGATGGCAGCGACGAACCGCTGACCATCAGAAACCTGTACGTGGCATGGCTGCTGCGCGGCCGTGAACCCGACACATTTTGGCGCAGTACCTTCGGCGAAGTGATGGTCATGCTGCGCAGCTACGAATTCCAGGACGAATTGCAATGGATGCACACGTCGGCTATGATGTCGATGTGGGCAAACCTGCACCGTCAAAAAAACGCGAAGGCGTACGAATGGTCCGATTTCAACCCGTACCATACGGCGAAGAAACGCGCGGCGCCAGCAAAGCCCATCACGCCAAAACACGAAAATCTGTTCGCGCAGATGGCCGCTAAACTGAACCAAAATGGCAAAGAGTAACGCCGCCTTAAGTATCATATTTGGCGCCGACACCAAACAGCTGGACAAAGCGTTGGGCGAAGTTGGCCGCAAGCTGCGCGCCACATCCGATGCGCTGACCGACGTAGGCACCAAACTGTCCATCGGCCTCACTGCACCCATTGCAGCATTCGGCGCGGTGGCCACAAAGAATTTTGTAGACAGCGCAAAGGCGCTGGCGCAGGTGGATGCGGCCGTCAAATCCACAGGCGGCGCAGCTGGAAAATCCGTTGCACAGCTGGAGGAAATGGCCGCCGGCCTGCAGCGCATGTCGCTGTTCGACGACGACCAAATCCTGAAGGAGGTGACGGCCAACCTGCTGACGTTCACGAATGTCACCGGAACGGAATTCGACAAAGCGCAGGTAGCCATCCTGAACATGTCCACACGTTTGGGGACCGACCTGACGTCGGCATCCATCCAGGTGGGCAAAGCGCTTAACGACCCCATCAAAGGCGTCAAAGCATTGGGCCGCGCCGGGGTGCAGTTCACGGCCGAACAGAAAGCGCAAATCGAAGCGCTGCAGGAATCAGGCGACGTTGCCGGTGCGCAAACCGTCATCCTGAAGGAACTTGAAACGCAGTTCGGCGGAGCGGCGGAAGCAGCTGCGAAGACCGATCCCTACACGCAGCTGGCCAACGAAGTAGGCAACCTGTCCGAAGATTTCGGAAAGATTATCAGCGAAGCGCTAATGCCATTGGTGCAGTTCGTGCAACGCGCGGCGGACAGCATCAAAGGTTGGAGTGATTCCACCAAACGTTTCGTGGTAATTGCCGGCGGCCTGCTCGCTGTTTTAGGCCCGACATTGGTGGTCATTGGTCAATTGGTTGGCGCATATACCACCATACGCGGTGCCATCGCAGCGGCCGCCGCAGCCAAAGCGCTGGAAACTGCAGCCACAAACACGGCCACCGCTGCGCAGAACCGGCTGAACATTGCGGTGCTGAAGAACCCGTACGTAATAGCGGCGGCGGCCATCGGCGCGCTCATTGCAGCATTGGTTCTGTACAAATCCAAAGCAGAAGACGCGCGCGAAGAGCACGAAGAATTCACCAAAAGTTTGGCGCGCGAAGGTGTGGCCCGGGTTTCGCAGCTAGGGGAAAAGATGCTGGAGATGAACGGCACCATTTCTGATGCCGAAGCGGAACTGGCTAGGTTGCGGCGCACATCAAACGCTACGAACAATTCGCTGTCCGGTATGACCAATACCAACAACAGCGCCATAGATGCACAGCAGAAGTTAGTCGATGAACTGAAGGCGGAACGCGCGGAATTGGCGAAGCTGCGCACGGCAGCTGTTGCGCAGACGAATGACTACAACGCACGTGTGGCCGCCATTCAAGCATACGAACAAAGCCAACAAAGCGCTACCGAAGCCACAGCGGACAACACCAAAGCCACAACAGCAGCTACCACCGTTGAGAAAACATACAACGATGTGCTGGCTGAACAGCTGTTCCTAGCGTCTGCAACATTGCAGGTAACCGGTGATCAGGAAGCATACGTCGAGTCATTGGCGGATGCCTACCGTGATGCAGCCATCGCTGCGAAGCTGGCCGGCGACAACGCACGCAGCGCGGCGCTGGCGCAGGGACCAGGTGCTGGCGGCCTGACGGCACGCGGCCCATCGCAAATTGCGAACATGGCGGTGGATGGGCCGCGCGGCCTGATGGCACCTTCGCCCAACGTAGCGGACGGTTACACAGAAGTTTCATGGGCGGCTGGTGATGCGGCGGCAAATGCTGCGGAACTGAACAGCATCATTGAAAGCATGTCCGCGACGGCGGTAACATTAGGCGACCAATTTGGCCGGGCCTTTGGCATGCTAATGATGGGCGCGGACGGCGCGCAGGACGCCATGCGGAATTTTGCAGCGGCCGCCGTAGATGCTGCATTCCAGGCGGCCACCGCCTTTGCCATTCAAGCTGCATCCCAAACATCATTGGCCGCTGGCCCGGGTGCTGCCATCCTGTTGCCTGTCCTAATCACGGCAGGCATCGGCCTGATGCGTGAGGTGTTTCGCGGCATTACCGGGTTGGCTACCGGCGGCCTCACCACCGGACCCATGCTGGCCATGATTGGCGACAACGCATCCGGCAAAGAGGCGGTGATTCCGTTCGAACGCATGGGCGAATTCCTCGACATGGCCGGCGCCAACCAACCGTCCAACGTGACTGTGACGGGCCGCATTTCCGGCCGCGATATTATGCTGTCCAACGAACGGTCATCCCGTGACCGAAAACGCATCCGATA